TTCAGCAGGTGCTTCTTCTGCTGGTGCTTCTGGTTCTCCTTCCAGAAGTCCTAGAGTTTCAAGACCACCTTCAAGTTTAATTTTGTATTCTTTTGCTTTACGTAGGCTGTCTTCAAGTTCTCCAATTTGTTTTACAGTCTGTGCAATTTGATCTTCGAAGTTTTTCTTTAGTGTTGCGGGATCCATAGTTATCGCAATGAATAGTGTGTGTAATATTTAGTAGTGCTCTTCATCTGGTCCTTCCACGTTCCATGTGAGGTTACCCGAAACTGTGACTCTCTCAGTATCTGTAGACTTAAAGGGGTATACAGCGTGTTTGGTTGTAGAAGGAAACATTAGTATAACACCATTCCATGATTTGTCAACAGGTAATACTTCTGCTTCTAATTGAAATGCTCCATTACTTCTGTGAGTATTTCTTTCTTCTGGACCGTATGGAATGTCTGTGAAGATAACAAAGCTTACTATACCAGAATGAGTATGCATAGGATTATACTCATTCTTCCTTTGGTAGTTCACCCACAAATTTCTTAGTTTAATATATGGAGTAACATCATTTGTTTGTTGGAAATCCCAAGGGCATGTTTCATATACCTCAGACCACAATTGAGTTGAGAGACTGATTAGATATTCTTCTAATCCAGGACATTCATATACCCACTCAGATAAACTTGACTGCTGTTCTAGAGCACCAGCCAGTCTTCCGTTGTAGTTCCATGTCTCATCCTTTCTTCTTTTCTTTGTGTAAGCAAGAAGACTCTGGTATAGATTTTCTGGTATCTTCTCGGATACAAATGTCAAGTTACTTTGATTATAAATCATGCGTATAAATCGGCACTGAGACAATAACGTTTTTCATCCTCATCTCCTTTTCCAGGAAGGTGTGGTAAATTTGAAGGGAATATGAACCATGTAAATAATTTCTTCGGTAAAAAATATGGATCTCTTTTTGGAATAGGAAACATCGTAGTTTCAGAATTGCCAGGAAGAGTAAGATACATTATACCAGATAACGTATATGGATTCTCTAAGTTATGTGCGTGCATGTATGGTTCATTTTTATTGCCTTTCCAATCAACATACACCCAAGCATCTATATTAAAATCAAATACGTCCATACCCCAATATCTAGAGCAAGCATCATAGAAAGACCATCGAAGTTTTTTAATTACTGGAACATCATGCTCCAGAAAATTATCATCCGTCTTTGTAACATGGGGATGATCTGTGTATGATAATGTGTCAATAAAATTGACTAGATCATCTGGTTGTATATCAACTGGATACTCTCTGATTCCTAATACCATTTTCTTGTTGTCTGTGCGATAATCTTATCATGAATATCTGGATCACAAAAAGAAAAAGCAATTGTAGTCCTGATTTCATTTCCAATCAAGCTGTTTGGTGGTTGTCCTTTATGCAACCAGTTAGATGGAATGAACACCCCTGTGTTTGGAACATATGGAGTGAAGTGGTATTCTTCATCGGGAGTCTGGCATACAAACTCACCACCCCATTCAATATTCCAATATGGTTGATTGAAATAGATAAAAGTCCATACATTATGTTCTTCCCAGTCTCTGTGGAAAAGAGTATTCTGTCCTGCTGTTTGACCGTTAGCATGAATCTTACAAAGTTTAAGATCTCTGCGTAGGTGCTTCATCATTTTTAATTTTACTGTAGTAGCACACTTGGTAAAAATTAAATCGGTTCTAAGAGGATGTTGCCATGAGACAGGATCACCTTTACCGTATGAAGCGTTGTTGTAAGTCCATGTAGCAAGACTATTCATTGAGGGAGATTTGCGATCAAAGTAATCCCATAATGTCAGTCTTTCGGATTCTGATAATACATCTTTAATAACAATAGGTTCAATCATACCCACCAAAGCCATCCTGTCATAATATATTTTTCATGCTCTTCTGATATCTGACCTCTATGTTTATGTGTCAGACCAGCTGGGAAAATAACTGTATTTCCCTTCTTTGCTTCTACGGTGTAGTCTTGATAGAAAAACTCAGTTCCTCCACCAGGAACATCATTCAAGTATGTAATAAAAACAAATGCTCTATCACATCCATCAGAACCAGATCCATCTACATGCCAAGTATAAAACCCATCTCCTGGTTTATAGTATTGAATTTGTGGTAGACGCTTCATTACAAATTCTTGATTCTCAATATTCAATTCTCTCAAGTATTGAGATATAAATCCATCCAACTGATTCTTATATAAATCAAATTTGTATTTTTCTGGTGGACCTAGTTCTCCACCTTCTTCTACAAAGAAATCAATACTTTTTTTAATTTCTGGAATAACACTGCCACCGCCTACACGACCAGCGTAAGTCAACTCTTTTTCATGAGCGTCCCAAAATAGTTCTATAAGTTTATCGCAAATTGTTAGATCGTCTAACTGATATTCTTTAATAAATTTCATCGGTATGCTGGTCCTTGAGTCCATCCAACTAAAGAGTGCCTAACACCAGAAGTTACAGGAGTAACTTGATGTGGTGTATCAGCATGAAAGAGTATGATATCTTTTTTCTTTAGATCAATTGTTTTTAGTTCATTAGTTTTAATTTGAAATTCTCCCCCTTCAAACTCATCGTTCAAAAGAATAGAGAAACTAATCTTTCTAATTCTACCATTTGGTCTTTTTCCTGGAGTCCAATTAGATTCGTCAATATGCCAACCATAGAAATCATCGACATCATACTTAGTTAGTTGCAGTGGTTCGATAAAATCTACATCTAGATTCCACTCACACTTTGAGTTTGCAAATCGAACGAGACCATCAACTAGTTCATAGACTTTGCTATCGTCAACGAAACAAGCTTTGGAACTACGATCTTGATGATCTCTACTGGCATATTCTTTTCCATCCCAGTAATCTGTTTTGCACGGTTCATATTCCGTATGTAGTTCCAATGCTTTCTCTAACAATGGAAAGAAATCATCATCTAGATGAATTACCATATACTGATGTCTGAATGAATTCATTTTGCAATAACCATAATATAAAGACCGTTCCACCATCCATTAGGATCTTCTGGAACTTTGGTAAGAATTTTTCTCTCGAACAATACATTTAAATTATTTTGTTCGACAAAGAAGTTGGCAGATTCTACCACACCCATAAAGTTTGCATCATCAATAACAAGAATAAACTTATCATCAAATGCTGGAATCAGATATGTTAGATTATCATACTGTTCCTGTGGGTCATGACTAGCGTCATAGAAAACAATATTAGCTTGTTTGTGGATATGTCTTGGAGTTAAGTCTTGAATATTGACAGGACAGAAATATTGCTTTTCTTTTAGACCCTTGAAGAATACTTTTTTTGGATCTTCATATGTTTCATAACTTAAATCATCTCTGAATGGAGAAACTGATTTTTCAGAATAATCATCTACCGCAAATGACTCTAAATCTCTATCCATAGTAGCAGCAAAGAATGTGCTACCAGCATGAACTCCAAGTTCTAGATATATACCATCTTCTTTGGAACAAAGATTATTCAAGAAATGTCTAACGGTATCTGATGATAAACCACGATACTTATATCCTTCTGGGTTATAGTTGCTATCACCCCTTGCTGCTTTATCAATAGATTCGAGAACAAGTTTAACATCAGAATCCATCTCTCTATCGCTTCTCTTCATTCTTGATTGAACGACAGAATCGCAGTAGTTGCACTTCCAACAATCAAATCCACATGTCTTGATCTTCTCTCTCCATATATCAATTGGTTTCTCTTCGAGAGTTACGTCTTCAATGTAGTCATTAAACTGGGGATATAAGAGTTCATCACCAGATTCCCAACGTTTAATAATATCAATTGTTTCTGATAGACGCATGGCATTTTCTCTGCCATGCATTTTAAACACATCAATTCCCAAATCAATAAACTCTTCCCAGTCTTTTTTCCATGGAGGAAGAGTTGCTGCTTTAAGTGCTGTAGCTGGATCATACTCATCCCAACTAGAGCAAGATATTCTACTAATATCACTATTGAAATACTGAGGATCCTGTGGACCTCTTTGCATATTATAATGATAATGTTCTGGCATGATAGGACAACCACCCCAGCACCATTCATTAGCAAGCAAAGAGATCTTAACTGGTTTGCCAATAGAAGCACAATATTCTTTTGCTTCCATAATCTTATCTAATTGATCTCTGTCACGCATGAGATCTCTGTCTAGATTGATATAGTGGAATCCTGCCTTTGCAAGATTGACAATCTCATTTGGTCTAGTTACTTCTCTGAGGATAGTGTTCTTGATAAACAGATCTGGAAATTCTTTTTGAATCTGACCTGTCATCACCCAAGAGGTATGAGGTAAAGTTACAATGCGGACCCCTGCATCATATAATGGTCTAAAATTGGCAATAAAAATATCCAGATTCTCCTGGTTGGGAGTCACCTGGATATTATTGAAAGTAGCAGAAAGAGGAATTCCAGTTTGTTCTGAAATGTATAGAGCATTAAATGTAGTCTCTCTAATATCACCATCAATTGTATCACCCATAGCATCTTGGGTGAAGGGAGGCATACGACATGTAAAATACATATCGTAAATGAGATGTTTATATTCCTTTAAAAAAGGAATGAAAGTTCCCTCTACAAATTCTTCTGATAACTTAGTGTTGATTGGAATTGAGAAAATCGCCATAATCTACAATCACTTTCTCCATGTAAATGTGCTCTGCTTCTGGATTGGCATCCAGAATATGCTTATTTTTTTCTGCTAACTCAAACATTTTATCTCTATTCAAATCATCCAGGTTTTTAGTTTCTGGATATCTTTGTAGGATTGAATGGTGGCAAATTGCCAATAGTTCAAGATGCCTCTGATTCGCCATTTTCTGTTCCTGATTTTAAGTGAAGCTGTCCTGAATATTTATGATGCTCTAACTTTGGTAATGCAATGCCCTCTTCGCGGAGTTGTGCTTGAATTTGTGGAGCAACCATCTTATTCAATTTATCAATACCACCACCAATCATACCAGAGTATTTAACAGCAATACCAAGAGCTTCGATTTGATCTTCTTCTGGCATATCCATAATGGATGTCATATTACCAGATCCGATCCTTCCATAAGAAATAATATCCATTGCTGCTTGTCTACCCATGCGAGCAATCCAATATATTCTTTCTTCGTCGTGTTGTTCTGTTAGGAAGTATTCTAGTGGATGATCTTCATCAATATACTTATCTACAACATCAAGAAAATACTTAAGTTCCAATTCAGATTGACGTAATTTTCTTTTCCAAATGGAGATATCATAATCATTTTTCTCCATATCAATTTGAATGAGTTCTTTATTCAACTCATCTGGTTCTTGATCTTTACTAAGGATAAGTTTTTTTCTTAGAACTTCTGCTTTCCTTAGACTGTGCCTATTTTCAATATAAGCATGGTATCTAACTTCAAGTTCCATTAAAGCTTGACGGACTTTTCTCCATGGAGTTAGTTGAGTATCAGCAACAAAATGCTCACATTGATACTTAGTCATTCCGCTATTAAAACGGAGACTTCCTACTAAAACTTCGAAGTCTTTATTATTTAAATTGAATTCGTCTACAAATGATTTAGAAAGATTAATTTCACCCGTATCAGAACTTACAATATTTTTTACATCAGATATAATATCTGAAAGATCAGCATCAGAATTTATAGACATAAGGAGTTAATTCATATTCAGGTTTGCGGTCCCAATCTTCTTCTGAGATTGTTCTGCCCATATCAATCGCTTGACGTTGTGGCATCATAATACCGAAGTAATCTTCGTATAATGTATTTAGGTCCCAAATATTATCGCAGGATTCAAATTCTTTTACGAGAAGTTGATAATTAACCAACATGGTTGACAGTTCATCTTCCCATGCTTCTGCTTTTTCTAAAATTTTATTTGATAGAGTATCTCTATCAATCTGTCTTTCACCTGCAAGATAATCTAAGAAAGGAGTTCTATGTCCATCTGCTCCCCTATATGTCAACCACTCTCTTGCTTCATGCTTCTGGATTTCCCATGAAGCAACTTCTAAATCCGAAGTTCTTTTGAGATTCCTAAAACGAGTATTATATTCATCTTCAATAATTTCTTTTGCAAAAGCAATCTTGAAGTCAACAACTTCTTTGGTGATTGCTGGTGTCATCTCAACGGGAACTTTGAGGACATCATTAGCAGGAGTCCAAGCCCAACCTGCATCACCAACAGTTGCCATTACTTTACCAAATGGTCTAATCTCATCAAAGAAATTAGCACCGTTAATTGCCTGAGGTTTACTTACCTCTGTAAATTTATGTTCCCACTCTTTTGAGATTACCTGAAAAATTTCTTCACTAACTTCAACACACGCAAAGTGCATTAAAGAAAAAATTTCATTGTAGTGAAGTCGAGAGTCCCCAGTTGCAGACATATTGACATACTGCTCTGGTTTAATTTCTTTCTCGTTGATGATTAGATATCTCATTATTGTGCTCTTAATACGGTAACGGCAGCGGCACCAGAACAGCAACCGCCAGATGATTGTCCATAATGTCCCTTTGGTCGAGTAGCAGCACCCATGTTAGTTTCAACGTCCGTAGTATAATCCCACTTGGTTGTGTGATTGTTTTGCTGACCGTCATACTGACCCATCATATATCCCCAGTCTTGACCCATTTCGAAGTTTTCTTCACCATAAGAACGAACCTTAGTTCCGTTCTTCAGACCAGCTCCACTGCTTCCACTGTATTTAGTCCATGGTGATGTAACGTTATTTCCAGTTCCAGAATAGAAATGACCATACTTAGAAGGAAGGAACTTACAAACTCCATCTGGAGCAGCGTTAGAAGACCATCCAGACCAAGAATCATTGCTGTGATCTACGGAGTGTCTTGATCCACGGAAGGATGCCCAAGATCTATTCTCATCACCACAAGATGCAGTGTGGTCCGAACCAGATGGTGAGTTACCTACCTGATACATAACCTCTGATGGGAAGTGTAACTTACCAACAGCAGAGTTACCACCACCTAGGTTGTAACCAAATTGCTGCACTTGTGCAGAAGCACATGCGTTTCTGTCTCTAGAAACAGGCATGTTCCAACCACCAACAACGTTATATCCCATAACGCCTCTAGGGTCATCACCCTCAAAACCATAGTTAGATGGAGAATAAGTTCCACCACCAGGGTTTCCAGTAGTGTCACCAAACATTCTCCTCATACTTGTGTGTAGGTTGATTGAAGATGTGTGTGAGGATGATCCAGTAAATGCGTTTACGCAACCATGAGCGTAACCAAAATAATCACTCCAAGTGCAGTCAGCATAAGTCATCGCTCTGTCTAACTGCTCGCCACAATAGAAAGTAATATCAGTTGGGTGCCAAGTCTTATTAACAGTTCTCCATGGATTCGAACCTTTATATCCAGCAATTAGATAACCATGGGTAATGATACTTCTATATCTAAATCCAGTTAGAGGAGCAGATGCTACAGTCGATCCTGGATACGCCCAGAATACACCATTCTCACCATCAGATACTAAATAAGCACCTCTGGTTTCATTTGCTGGTTCAGGAATGCCACCGCCAACTTCATCCCAGTCAGACCCGTTCCAAATTTGAGCTTTGCCCTCATCAGTGTTGTAAATCAACTGACCGATGTTTGGAGTTGCTGGTCTTCCCGCATTGTTAAAGGATGGAAGCTTCAGACCTTGTGTGGTTAAACTCGCATTTCCTGTAACAACTGTTCCAACTGTTAATTGTGACATGGTTACACTACTTTCCTATATTTCTATTTATGGTTTGGGATATTGATCTTTAATCGATTTCACATGTGCAAACCAAGTAGATGATTCCTTTCCTGGAATTATTCCTTCTTCCATATCATGATATAGCATATCCAATTGATCTGCTAACCCTTTAAATCCTAATCTTCTTGATAGATCATATGGAGGAGCTTTGGGAACAAATCTTCTTACTTCCCTATCATTTGGATAATACCAATAATCGGGAGCTTCGGTTCCTTTTGCAATCTCATATGGACCTTCTACCCACATTAGACTCTCATGAACTTCAAATCTCGCTTCAGTTCCTCCTTTTACAAACTGAAGAACTCTTCCAGATTCCTTATTTACTAGTGCTTGATACATCAGGTATAACTCCAAACAATAACACAACCAGCGCCGCCATTACCATTATTATGAGCGAAACCGTTTTGAGAATAATATCCATAACCACCACCAGAACCCCACTGACCGTGAGTGATTTCTTCTTGTTGGTTATAGTAATGGTGTGAAGATCCTGCTTTATGCCAGAAACTTCCGCCGCCGCCACCTTCTCTATCTGCTCCGTGTGCCATTTCGCCACCACCACCAGGAATATTGATGTCACCGCCGCTAGCATCTCCGCCAGGACCACCTTGGTGGGGAACGTCTGTTTGACCTCCTTGTCCACCAGTTGCAGAGCAATAAGAACCGAACGAACTAGTTCCCCCAGTTCCCCCGCGACCACCATTTCTGGCATATCCACCGCCACCACCATAAGTGTAGTTAACGCTGTTTACCCCAGAAACATCAATGTATTTGATAGCAGTAGCACCGCCACCGCCGCCAGCACCACGATATGAGTTGTCGTTTACTCTAGCTCCTCCTCCACCACCAGTGCAATAAACTAGAACATGACTACACCCAGAAGGTTTAGTCCATGTTCCAGAACCACCAGAAGTTGAATTGCTATTCCAAGTTCCATTTTGTGAACTATACACATCAATCTGAATCAAAGCGCCAGGAGTGGTCATGGCTTCATAACCACTACCATTCCAAACTCTTAGTTCATCATTTTGTAGATCCATGATGTTAACACCAGCGGTGTTTTGAATCTGGTCTACCTTTAGAATACCAGCCATAAATCCTCGTTATACAATCGCCCAGTTACCACCACTGTTGATGGTTACAGTTACTCCATTATTTATAGTGATGGGTCCAGCACTTACGCAGTTTGTATTTGCAGGAATTGTGACATTTTCTTGAACGAAGTTTCTGTTCGCCTTGAATACACCCCACTTATCCAACCACTGCTTCTCACCGTTAGCATAAAGAACTCTGTTACCAGCATCAGTGCTTCCTTCAATATTGACAGAACCGTCAATATGTAATGTGTATGTAGGATCAACCTTATTGATACCAACTCTTGATAGTCTGTAGATATCTGCTTGGTTAGATGCTTCAGTCCATCTGGAGGTTACGAACTCGGCGTTGTTTTGGAACAACTGACCGTTGATGTTCATATCTCCACCAATATTCAGAACATATGTTCTATTGGTGTTAGTATCTGGATCAGTTCCAGTTAGAACGTTTGTTCTAATTGCAACACCACCACTTGATTCGTTGAGGTATGTGTTTCTTTGTGGATCTACCCTCAAGAAGGTTCGCATGGAATCATTGGAAGATCCATTCTCATAACCCATGTAGAAGTTAGATCCATTTGATCCAAGACCCCAACCATGACCTGTTCCAGATCTACCACCAATACCTGTTGATAATCCCCATGAACCATCAGTAATAGCACCAGCAAATACTTTATTGTTGTAAGCATCGATATCATAAGATGTATTGGTAGCAAGAATTGCATTACCAGTTACTTCAAAACTAGTATTTGGTGAGGTGGTGTTGATGCCAACCTTACCTGATGTGTTTGATGTTCCATCCTGAAGCAAGGTCATTACTCTGTAGTTTCCAGAGTTCCATGTTCCAAGAGTGCTATTAAGCTTGATGTCTAATCTACCACCCTTGAAGTCAATCCATGGGGTGCCAGAACCCATAACAAGACCAATACCATTATTATTACTTCCAAGAGCATTGGAAACAATTAGTCCATCATTATCACCTGATTGAATGTCAACTTTCTTCTGTGGATTGATATTTCCAACCGCTACTCTATTGTCTGCACTATCAACATATAATGTAGTTCCATCAACTTTCAGGTCATTTGTCACGGTGACATTGCCTGTTAGTGCTGATGTTCCCTGAACACTTAGGTTAGAACCAGTGCCAGTTAGGGTTAGCGAACCAGTCATGGTGTCGCCTGCCTTAAGAACGTTCAGTGATGCAGCACCAGTGATGGATGCCGTGATCGTTCCAGCACTAAAGTTGCCGTTTGCATCACGTTTTACAGCGGTATTGGCAACATTTGCAGACTGGAATGTGATGTTTCCAGCATTCCAAATTGTGTTACCATTGATGCTGAATCCGTTAGCGTTTGCAACCTGTGCGTTTAGCGTTCCAGAACCATCAGTAGCATTACCACCAGAAGCAATAATTGCTGCGTTGTAGTTTGCTGCTAACTGAGAAGAGTTGAAGTATACACCAGGAGAAGACTGAACTCCATCCTTTCTACCCAATCGTAGGTTAGCAGTTCCAGAATCACTCTCAAGCTCAGCAACCTGAATAGTGTTGCTATCCATGATTGTAAAGTCTTGGAACTCTTCTCTTTGAGTTGCGGTTCCGATCGTTAGTGCGCCAACAAAGTTACCAGTTGATAGTCTACCTTCGATGATTGTATAATCATTGAAGTTGTCAATAGTATCATTGTTAGTAACAATATTGTCAATTTCAATGGTTCCAGTTCCTTGTGCGTTAGCATTGTATAGGTTTACTGCTTGTCCTGGAACAAATGGTGTAGTAGTTAGAATTCTTCCAGAAATGTAGATTCTATACTTTGGATCACCATTATATGATTTAATCTGTAGTGAATCTCTGACAGCGTGGGCGCTGATGAATCTTGGTAGTCTATTATCAGAAAGTGTTCCGTAGTTAATATTCAGAGCATTCTGATACCAAGTTCCTTGCTTGTTATCAAGTCTGTCTGAGTCAAGACCAGAACCAACACCATCGTTTAATGAGTGCCAAACTTTCGCCCATGATCCGAATGTGGTAACACCAGATCCAGATCCACGGAGATACATGCTGTCATCATCTGCGAATGCAAGTTGTCTTACACCACCAGAAGATGCATCAAGACCAGAAGCACCGTTTCTTAGAGTTAGAACCAAGTGCTTAGTAGATCCCTGACCTGCTGTGACAGATGGGAATGCAGTCTCAAGACCATTTGAGTTATTGTTTACTGTGTTGGAGACAACACCAGCCTGGAATGAGTTTGGAGATGGGTTAGATGTTGGGTTGTTCTGACCCGTTAGCAATCTAATCGTGTTTGCTGACTGACCCGAAATCGCAATGTTGTATGTGCCAGCAAGACGATCAGTTGGGAGTGTTCCTGAGTTCTGATTACTGGAGTTTAGATAGAAGGAACCTTGTGCGCCATCGAGTAGGTCAGCATCTAGTCCGCTATCTGGTCCAGTCTTAAGTTCGACAGAACCATTTCCTGCTTGACCTAGATTAAACTGTGCTTTCTTAAATCTAGAAACACCAATAGTTCCATAGAGATCAGATGAAATAGTAAGGTCTGTTACTCTTGCGACATCGATTGCAACGTTAGCATACTGTCTATTAACAGTAGAGATCTTAGCTTCTAAGACCATTCCAGAACCAGTTCCTAGTTCTAGAGGTTCTACTGTAATTGAGAAGTCAGCGTTATATCCAGATCCACCATCAGTAACAGTGATGCTGCTGATTGTATTGTTGGAAACGATAATGTTTGCTCTAAGTCCAGTTCCAGTTCCACCAGTCAGTTCGATATCGAAATACTGACCGTTGGTAAATCCAACACCACCGTTTGAGATAACAATATCATCAACGAAACCACCCTGAGTATATGAAGACTCAAATACCATTGGTGAATCGCCACGCTCAAACTCAATGATTGTGTTGATTGGAATCGTTTGAGTGATTGGGTTGTTGAGTGAAATGGTTGTCAGACCACCAGTAGTTAGAACTCCAGTGATGTTTGTGTTTGCTTGAATACCAGCAACATTAGCAACAACTTCATGACCGATTAGAACATCGGCATTTGTTGTGAAGATTAGTTGACTAGTTCCACTATTTGCCTGACTGTATAGTTTGTCGAAGTATCTCTTCTCAGAACCTTTGATTGACTGAACTGCCAATGCGAAGTTCTGGTCTCCTCTTAGGAATGTGAAGGAGTTTGCAGCACCACCAGTAGCGAGTCTATCCGTTTCAATAACACCAGATACAATATCTGATGCTGCAATCTGGTTGGAGGATAGAGATACCCAGTTGTTGCTATTTGAAGCAGAGGTATTTTGAACTCTGTTAATAGCAACCGTGACTGCGGGAATGTCGCTACTGTCAATATTGTCGGTATCTTCAATAGAGATTCTGTTTACAATGTCACCATATAGTCTGCTCTCAAGCAACGCTGTTCCTGTTGCTTGGGTTCCGCCACCAGCTGGTGCAGCAAACGTTACAGTTGGAACAGTTGTATATCCTTTACCACCTTTATATCCATTGAAGGTGATAATATCAACAGTAACAACCTCACCGTTTGCGATGGTGCAAGTTGCAGCAGCTTGAACTGCACCTAGACCAGGGTTACCACCAGAAATTGTGATAGTTGGTGGCGAGGTATATCCAGATCCACCATCAGTAATGTTGATTCTGTATAGAACACCTTCTCTATATTCAGTTGCCTGAATACGACCACTACTTACACTACCAGTGAAGATATCTCCAATAGTAAACTGTAATGTTGGGTCAACGGCAAATCCTAGGAACAGACTATCTAGATCATTATTCAGAATGTATGATGTTGTAGTATCCTGTTGGATAGCAATGTCACCAGCAAGTGCGCCTTCAATAGAAAGTCTTTCTGTTTGATTAGCAACAGTGTAGACACTAAATGGTCTGAGTGCTGGGATTTGGTCGATAGAAATCTTACCAGAGTCGGTGAGTTCGACCAGTGCTCTAGGAACAGCGTTCGTAGAGTATGGTTTGTTGATATATGGACCAAGGTTGTTGGTAATGTAATCCTTAACTGCCTTCTGGGTAGGTAGTTTGGAGTCAGTTGCATTAGCACCACCAAGTGTGTTGGATGCGTCGAAACCAGTAACAACAACGTCACCACCTTTCAGTTTCAAGAATTCAACTTCCGAGATGGTAACCGTTCCAGTAAAGGTAATGTTACCAGTTCTGTTTTCAATTCTTGCGAATGTTCCAACCTTGAAGTCACCAAGTTCGTCAGTTCCAGAAACATATACACGACCGTAGTTTTCAGAAACTTGCTCGTTAGCTTCGATCTTGGTTCCACCGTTTTCTGGTAGAGCAAGATAGTTAGTTCCAGAACCAGCAAATTCCCAAGTGTGTGAGGAGGAATTAACAATAGATGGTCTGTGTAGGTTAATTGTAGCTCCAACAAGAACACCAGTAGACACTGGGTTGCCAGTTGAAATATCGGTTAGATCCATGGCACCACCAGTGCCATCATCAATTGTTAGTTGAGCGGAGAAAGGAGGACCAACAGTTACTGCGCCAACAGCATCGATAAAGTATTCAACACCATCATCTTTTCCTGTGTTTTCATATCCATCAATCTTGACAACATAGTGCTCCAGTGGTTCTCTACCAAGACCATTAACTGTAAGAATTGTTCTTCCAGTTGGAGTTGCAGAAACATTGGTGACAGTTGCAATATCAAACTCATATGGATCCTTTCTGTATCCAATACCTCTTAGGGCAAACTGACCGAAGTTGGTAGCGGAGTTAGTGATAGAGCAATAACCACCAGACTCAGCAAGAACACCATCAGCACAGAAGATAACAAAGACCGAAACCAACTGGGTGTAACCATCTTCAATAACCTTGTATCCTGTGCCACCAAAGGAAACGATGGTAAACGCAGATGCAACCATCGACTTACCCTGATTAGGATAAGAAGCAGTTCCGTCTAGTTCTAGACCAGGGAAAGGACAGTTTGGTTGCTTAACCTTAGAACCATCAACTAGAGCACCGCCACCACCTAGGAAGGAGATAACAGAAGAGTTCTGAGTATATGGTGACGCTTCAATGATTGGATAGTCATCATAATATCCACGGATAGCCATTCTCTGGTTATCTTGATCGTAGATATAAGAGTCTGGATATGTGACAATAGTTGAAGTATTATACAGAGTTCCTGTAGTTACTGTAGTCTCTCCAGGCAGAACAGAACCATCCAAAATATCTACCAGAGTTCCTAGTGAAGTTCCAATAGCAGTATCTACTTGAGCGCATCTGTTTGGAATAGGATCAATCAGAATGTTCCAATCTTCAAACTTAGGAATTGGTGAAGTAGTTTCAATTGGATTGAAGATTAGAACGGTTCCATTTGTGAGAGCACTTACAAATGTGTGCGCTACACCAGTTGCTGATCCTGCATCTCCAACATCACATCTAATACGAACTGTTCCACCAAGATTAACTGCATCAATAATTGGAAGACTATTTCCATAGTTTCTATCTGTTGGTGTTGGACTTGAAAGATCTCCACCACCATTTGAGGTGCAGTTGAATGTTAGAGCACCTTCTTTAAAAGCAATTCTATCAGTTTGACCTAAAGTTAAACCTTGTGGAATTGTATTGGGTGTTGGGATAGTAATCTCAACAATTCCTGTAGTGGAATTGTATGTTGCGTTAGTTGGAGTTACTTCCTCGATGTCAGTTGGTGCTACCCAATTCTGAATTGCATCCTGTGCGTATCCAAATGCTTGCTGGAATGCATAGATTGTTTCATCTCTCTGTGCCTCTGGAATGCCTGTTAAAACATTTCCAGTAAAGTATGCCTCAGCTGCTGTTACAATGCCACTGTTACCTCCCAGAGCAAGGTCTCTGATCAATCCAGAAAGAACATAGTTAATGTCTCTGCGACACTTTCTCTGATTGATGTCGGATAGTCCTAATGAAGGATATGCAACTTCGGTGTCTAGTAATGCCTGGTCTGCAATTAGATCTCTGTTTCTTGCGATTAGATATGCACCATCCAAGAATGTTCCAGATGTATTATTAGCAATAACATCTACCCAGAGATAAGATAGTGTGTCAATAGCAGATCTTACATCGTCACAAGCAGGTGTTCCTGCGGTTGCAGTAATTACGCTGTCATCAAAATAGCGAGTGAGTGATGAATATCTTGGAACGTATACTGGATCTCCTGGTCTTCTATCACCAGTTCTCCAATTACACATTGCATAGATTGCTAGCTCTCTAGCATACTCAATTGCACGAACCGTTTGAATGATTTCATTCTCAACGTAGGCAACCTTAGCACCAACAATATACTTTTCTGCTGCCTCGATGATGTTGTGGTTCGAACCAAATTCAAGGTCTCTTACAAGAGCGTTAAGGAAGTGAACAATATCCTGACGGCACTGATCGTCACTTACTGGAATATTGAAACTTGGATATACCTTAGTTCCATTGTCACAAGATACTTCTAGATCAGCAAGTCTGATAGTGCTATCTTCTGCTAGTGCAGCTACTGGATTGTCCGTAGTAATTGTAGCAACACCAGTTACTGCAGTATCATATAAGAAATTAGTAATGTTGTATGTAGATCCACCAAATGTTACTGTGCCAGTTGGATTTGCAGTATCATAAATGTGCTCAAATCTAGATGTTCCTAAGTAGATATCGAATGAATTTCCAGAAACATTATATACAGAGAAATATTCTTTCTTAAACTCATCGTTAATTCTTCTTACAACTTCATCAGCAATGAAGTCTCTATTGTTTCTGATGTATACACACGCATCCTGATATCTTCTTTCTACTGGTGTAGATAGTGGGAATGTGTTTGGTGAGTTTAAAAGTGTAAGAGTAACTACTTTGGAATATGATCTAACTTCTGCAAACTGACCTGGATCAAAGTTTGCATCAGTAATAGTTGGAGCTTTCTTTGGAATTACAAATCTTCTTGCTCTACCATCAGCATCTTCGAGAACTTTGTAGATTCTCTGCTTACCCATCAAGAATGATAGGTCTGGGTTTGAAGTTGGTAGACCAAGGATCTCAATTTCTTGACCCTCTCTTAATTCATGTGTATTATTTCTGCCAACTAGTTCGCTGGTATAAAATATAATACCACCAAGATCTTCCGCATTTCCAAATTGTTCATATTGGAAACCACCAGTTGCAATCGAAGGATCTCCCTGAAGAGAGAAGTCAATTCTTACAATAGGTAGAGTAGATACAACATCATCATCGACTGATACAACCTCACCCTCAGCTCTAATTGATTCGAGAGTGATGGAGTCAAATGACTCGATATTCACAGTTGCTGCATAAGCAGTGATAGTCGCACTATTATTAACATTCCAATTTGGTGATCCCAATACGGACACAAATTGAACGTCCCATTGTCCTGGAACAGCATCATCTGTATCTACAACCTGATAATAACCAGCAAATGGGGAACCAGTTGCGGGAACAATATCAAGATACACATACCTACCATCAGTGTATTCTGTGGTAGGATCTTGGGTAAATCTTAGGAAATTATTTTCTAGAAGAAGACTTGCATTTGGTGTGAGTGCTAATCCCTGAGATCCAGAAGTGATGTAATCAAAAACTTCACCTTCAATTACAGTTCCACTCGTTAGTCTTACATCAATTGTTCCTGCAACATAAGCATTTGCACCTGTAGTTGATGCAAAATCAACTCCAATAATATTTGCTCTACCACCCTGGTTCTGACCTACAATCTCCAGACCAGTTTGTAAAGCGGACAGACCAGTATTGTTCTGGAAACCAATTCTATACTGTTGTGGTCCAAAAACCTGATGTCCGACTGGGAATTCTACACCAAAGTCTCCATTGACTTCATTGTCGATAACAATTTTTTGCTTATCGTCAAAGACCATAGCAAAGTCCCAGGTATGAACTGGATCTCCGTTAGAATCAATAAAGTCTCTGTAAGTTACACCAATAATGTAGTTCTTATCACCGAACTTCATGATGTGCTTACCAGGGTTAGCTGGTCTGATGATTACCAAACGAAGGTTATCACCAACAATAGAAGCATCTGGTGGAATTGAGATTGGGTTGTCTTCTACGTAATCACCACCAGAAACGATAATAGTTTCTTTAACACCAGGAGTTTGCCATGCCAACTGACATGCTTTTTTAATTGTTCTAACAGGGTTTACAGCAGAACGACCGTCATTTAGGTCACTACCAATCTGCTGTGAAACATAGATACGACCACCAACGTCATTTGTTGCTAGATTGAGGACGTATTCTGTAGTTGCAATCTTGTCTGATCTGTCTCCTAGTAGTGGAGTAATAGATCTTGGGAATACACCAGCATCACCAGTTTCGTTATATCCAAAAGCATTTGAATCAACTACACGGAAACCAATGTGCTTGAATTGAACTTCGCCATTAAGCTCAATGCCATCTAGATGTTCTGGTGCTAGATCTCCAGTCTGACCCGAATTTAATGCTTGATAAACGTTAGATCCAAAATATCTGTAGGAATCTTTCTGAATGATGACATTATCAGCCCAGGGAATACCTGTGTTATTGACAAATGTTTTGAGGTTTGGACCTCTGAATGCAGCGTCTGGAGTAACGAAGTTGTCAATATCCAGGTTTAGAATTCTTGCCGTGTCCGAAATGATAGACGTAGAAGTTCTAATAGCACCGTTAATATCAAGTTCGTAATCAACGGTATCTAGAAATGCTTCTACAATACAACCAGCACCATTTCCACCTGTAATTAATACATTTGGTTTTTGTGTATATCCGCTACCTGGGTTGTTGATAGCGATATTGATTACTCTTCCGTTGAAGATAAACGCGGAAGCAAGTGCTTGAACTCCACCAGCAGTTGTTGGTGGATCAATTGTTACAGTTGGGACAACAGTGTATCCAGAACCACCGCTGGTGATTTCAATGTTGTTTACACGCTGTCCCGTTCTGTTAATACCAACACGAGGTAAACTCGTTTCAGAATCTAATTGTGCTCGTAGAATCTCCTTCTCAGAAGCATCTACCCCACTTCTAATAGTAACCTCATTATCACCGATAATCTGTGGCTTAGAACCTCTAATTCTCTCTTTATCGGAATTAATGTTAAAACTCATGGTGCCAACTAGCTCCTGACCCGTTTATCCTCTTTTATATTTAGCATCACTGCCATTCGATGCTGACAACTTCCGTAGATGCTACCCACTTAAGATTGTTGGTTGTTCCTGCTCTGGTTGTTGTGTAACTAAACCTATTAGTAGATCCAAGAGGGGCAATATCCCACGTTTGACCTGAGGGAATATCATCCTTAATTACTGTAGTCATGCTTGAAAGAACTGTAGTAGCACCAACAGCATCACAAAAAAGTGTGCTTTCAATCTTAAGTGATAGAACAGTTCCTAGAGGATTAGCACAAATAATTCTACCAGTAATAAAATTCAAAGTATTGTTATCAATAGTAATCTGAGTTCCAACATCATCCAATTGCAATACTGAAGTATTCAGTCCTCGCAAAATGTAATTGGTAATCTTGCTATCCGAATAAAATGAATTTTTGATCTCTAGAGTGTTTAGATCTTTTGCATTTCTAAGCTCGTCAACAACGACGGTCTTGTCGATAGAAAATCCACCAACAGAATCAAACTTTTCTCTTGTAGTTGCCATTTTTTATCTCTTAGTGATGTTTGAAACAAAGGTAATAATTACAGACTCTGTTGGAGCAACGTCTGCACCCAACTCAACATTAATTCTGACTTCATTCTGCGGTGTAATTTCAAATGTTGGGATGACTAGCTGGTTGCCTGTTCTTAGGTTACCATACTCACTATGATATACGTCAACACCATTATCTATAATGCCAAACTCTATGAATTCTCTTTCGCCAGTAGATGGATTTTCTGCAGCAACAGTTGTTCTTGCTCCTTTCTCCACTGTTGTGTTGTAAAGAATGGAGTTACCATTGTTAGAAGTTCCCTTGACAAGAGTGATTTTTTCAGTAAGGATCTTTACGTCTGCTAACTCAAACTCTTTCAACTCACCGTCAAATACTTTGACTCCAGTGAATGTTCCAGTTCCAAATGTAGTATTCAGATAAACATCACCTTGATCATCTAATCTTAAGACAGGATCGACACTAACACCAGATGAAAGTCCTAGATCAAAGTATTGTTTGCTAGTATGGAGGAATGTTCTATCTGCTGCAGTGTTATCAAGTGTTGTTTCTGCTTGATTGAATGTCATCAAACTTGCAGTAATTTCAAACTCTGCTGAGGTTACAGATCTAATAGTATCAACATCAAAGAAATCAAGAGCAGTAGTTGTTAACTGAAGTGTGTTGCTACCATCATTATAGAAGTATAGAACATTTTCATTGGAACCTGGAGAAAGTTCTGGAATAATATAAGTGTTCTGATCTACGTCTTTAACTCCACCGAGAGAACCCCAGTTCGCTCCATCATAACCTTCAAATTGTAATGATGATGTATTGAAACGAACACCACCCTGCGCTGCAGTTCCTCTTTGAGCGTCAGTTCCAACAGGAAGAGTTAATGTAGTCTCAGCACTAATAGTAACTTTCTTACCAGTATTTGGTTGAAGAATAAGATCATTAATATCCGTAGTTACTTTGTTCTGTAGTAGTCTTAGATCTCCATTGATTACTAAGGGAAGACCACCAAGAGGACCAACTCTCAATTCTTCAATATCTTCAAATGTCAATGGAGCAACTGCTAGACCCCAATAAGTCAGTTCTGCTGAACCATTTATAGCAGCTCCAGTGGTGTGAGTTGGTTCATTACCAGAGGTTGCTGTAGTTCCTGCTACAGTAACTTCATAAAGATTGTTCTTATACTTGAGATAATCACCTACTAACACAGGAGTGTTAGCATTCCAATTAACATAATCTGGAGCGGTTACGTTAACAGAACGAATCTTCTTCATGTTAACGAATTCAAGATGCTGAGGAGACACCTTGATGGTATTCACATCATCGTTAATAAACCATAGAGTATTATCGTTCGCACCAATTGTTTCTTCTGCAAGAATGTAGGTGTTGCCATCTAGGTCTCTAACACCACCAAGAGAAGACCATGCTTGGGTTGCTGATGAGTAACCTTCATATTGATTTGTTTCTGTATTAAAGCGAATACAACCGTCCAATACAATACCAGCTGGTGGTCTTTCGTTTGTGTTACCAACAGGAACTGCAAGTGCAGTAACAGTATCAATATTAACGATTCTTCCTAAGTCTGGGATAAAATTAATATCCTGAGTGTTGAAAGAACTAATTGAAGATGTTACATCTTCAATCTTCAAGTTTGATCCAATCCTGACTTCGGGGGTGCTTACATAACCAGCAGTTGTAAAGTCTCCAACCTGACAATCAATCAATGCAACAGCACCAAAGTTTAGATTTAATGCTGTAACATTGACACTATCAACTGTTGGAACTTTAACTGCAATGTCTAAGTTTCCAGAAGCTGGTTGCAATAGTGGTGTTGTAACACTGGTTGTAGATTCAACTGTGGATCCTGTTAGAGCATTAATTGTTCCTTCTGGAGAATTGATATCTTGTGTTGTTAAAAGTGTGCAAGTGAATTCACCCGTCAGAACTTCACCTTTAACAATTTCCTCTCTTGCTACATCAGTAACAAGTAACTGGAATCCAGATCCAAACGTCTTTGTGTTTACGGGATCAATAGTTAATACAGCTTCTTCATTGTCCTCGCCACCTTCATTTATGTGATCTGAATTATCAGTAGCACAGTAGTAATAAAGAGTTGGTGTAGACTCTGTTATTTTGATAGTTAAAGTATCTCCTTCTCTAGTTACACCAGTTGTATATTCTGCACCCATGATGGTAACAGTAATAGCACCAGCGGTAGTTCCAGCAGAACTTAGAGTTAACTGTGTTGGACTATCAACACTAACAACAGTAGTGCCATCAGCAAGAATGCCATCTCCATCTTCTTTTACAACTACCATTCCAGGAAGAATACCTGTAGTTGTATTGACAGTAATAACAGGACTTACGGTTGATAGTGTAGTTACTACACCCTCAAATCTACTTGGTCCCCACATACCATCTCTAAACTGAGATAGTGCAAATACATGAGAACCATTTGATCCATCACTCAAATCAAACTGGTAACTATTACCAGCATACATAGTCCAACTTGGAGTTAATTGAGCTCCGTTACCATCATTCAAATCAATATAATAACGATACTCAACAACAACAGTATCAATATCATATCCAACTGTTGGAGCATTATCTTTTACAAGAACTCCTCCATCGGTAAATCCAAACGTATCAATAATAATATAATCAATCGTTCCGCCAGATGATTTTACCTTTCTTACAGTTACTGGATCTCCAGGATCTGTAACGCTTGTAACCGAAACAACAATATTGTCTGCTGGAGTTGAACCACCAACTGCTGCACCAGGGAGAGTGATAGTATCATTATTTGCATAGAAACTTCCTTCAGATCCAGTTGTAATAACGACAGAAAGAACAGCACCAGTGTTATCTCTCTGAACGTCAAAAGTAGCACCAACACCAGATCCAGAAGTTGCAATTTGTGCTACACCAGAATAAACACCATCAGCGCCAGATGCTACAGTTGTTGATACATCGACTTGCGAAGCTAAAATTCCTCCTCCAGCGTCTCTAACTTGATCTCCAACTGAGAAAGTTGTATCTGGAATTACATTACTTACAAAAGTAATATTATCAACTTGTAAGTTTGTTACTGCATAAACTTCAGGTTGAACTAGGTCAAAAGGATTTACTCCAAGAATATCGCCAACAGAATAACCATTGCCACCATCAACAACACTTACTTCTTGAATAACACCTAATTTATTAATAGTATATGCAAATCCACTTCCTCCACCATACTCTGGTTCGAAGTTAACAACCATTGCACCAGGAGTTGTTGGCTGAATAGAAATCTCAACCGTAGTAGCATCAATGATACCAGTAACGGTAGTTCCATCAATAATCTGACCGTTACCACTTTGATATACTACTAAGAATCCAGTAGCAATGCTGCTAGTATCTGGAACAGTAAGGTATGTTAAATTTTGATTTGTAATTTTAAGATCAACAGCACCAGGAGTTGTTGGTGCCTCACTCATCGTAATTGTGGTAGCACTGTCAACACTTTGAACGACAGTTCCTCCAGGAATTTGACCTGGGTTGTTGATATTCTGAATAAGATCAACAGCGTCTCCAACAGAAACACCTGTAGTATCTCCAATATTAATTTGTGGATTTCCAAGTTCGATATTAGTAATAGAAATCAAGAGGTCGTTACCACCACCTCCTCCACCAGGAGCACCGTCAGCACCACCTAACTGAGAACCAGGAACATACAAAGTATCACCAGGGAGATATCCAGATCCATTTGCGGTAATAGTAACATTATCATAAGAAGAGTTACCGCCAGCAAACAAGACATCAACAGTAATTGTTAATCCACTACCTGATGTGTTTCCAGAATTGGTAGGAACAATATTGGTAATTGTTCTTGTAGCGCCAGTAGCAGAACCACTCCATGATAATGCTGTTGCACCAGCATTGGAAGTGAATGTCAATCCGAAGAAATCTAGTTCTCCTCTAGCATAAGTGGTTACGTTATTAACTGCAGATGGGAGAGTTAATACATCACCAACTTGATATCCAGTTCCAAAGTCAGAGATTTGATCTAACTCTTCGATTGCACCAAAATTTCCACCAAGAGTCAGTTGGAATCCAGAACCTTCTACAGCAGCTTGTAGATTATTTTGATCGTATAGTTCTAATGGATCAACAGTAAGAACATCACCTAGGGTGTATTGCCCATCTCCAGAGTCTGCAATTGTTGCGGTTTCAACTACACCACCTAGTGTATCAACTACTAACTGGAATCCTCCCTGCTGAACGTTTGGATCTGCATGTGTTAAAGCACCACCCATATTTGGGTGAACGCTACAATTATAATAAACCGTAGCATTTGCTGGGTTTGCTGGAACTGCGTATGTTACTGTTCTGGTAGTAGAAGCAGTAAAGTTTGCAAGAAAATCTGCTGGAGTAACTACAGATCCATTTAACTCATACGTAACACCATCTGCAGATCCTAGAATAGAATTGGTATCATCTGCAGTTGATGAAATATAAAATGGATGTTGATCGCTGGTAGAATCATTGACATTCCAGACATATGTCTTTCCTTTTAGGATAGAGAAATCGCCACCCTCAAATCCGTCAAGGAAATACTTGTTACCAAGAGATGATTTAACAATAAAAGTCTGAGTTCCAGTTGTGCTGATAGATCCAGTTAAGACATCTCCAACTTGATATTGAGATGTTACTGAAACAAACTCACTACTATCAACACCACCAAAAGGTTGAACACCACCATTCTGAACTTGTAGATTAACTTTAATTCCAGTTCCAGAACCACCTGTTAATTGAATACTTTTGAATAAACCATTTGGATAGTTTGATCCTGAAGTTACAGTTGCGGCAAATGCAGATACCTCAAAATCTGCGGTCATATTTGCCCCAGTTCCTCCTAGTAGTGCAACTCCGTTATACGTTCCTGGAGTATAGTTGATACCACCGTTAGTGATAGATCCTGAGATTTGAGGAACTGTAAAGTCAATTGTAGCTCCTGTTCCACTTCCGCCAATAACAGGAATGTTTAGATATGCTGCTGGTGTATAACCTGTTCCAGTGTTTGTAATAGAACCAGTAAAACCATCGACGGTAAATCCTAATAGTGCCGAGTCTCCAGTTCCGCCAATTGCTGGGATATCTGTATAGTCACCACCGTCATAATTTTCACCGCTATTGATGATGGAAATATATAGACCATCGAGACTATTCTTTTCAATAATGAAGTCTCTATAGTATTTTGTTGATGCTGAAGATAGGTCAGCAATCTTTTTAGAAGCACTGGCAAAACCCAGAACTCCATTTCCATTCTTGTAGATACCTAGAGAATCATCACTGACAAATGCTAAACTTGGTGATGTTACTAGTCCATCACCAAGTCTCAAATTACCAGTTGACAAGTCACTTCCACCAGAAGTAACGTTGAATAACTGAGAACCAATTTCGTTAATCTTTACCCTTTGCTGTTCAAAGGTATCAGTTCTTGCGACGTTAATTGCTGGCATTTTTTACTAACTCTCTAAGTAGTGTTTTAATTTCAGAGATTTCATTCTTCAACATATTTATGTCGTCCAACGCGGAATTTAGTTGTCTTTGTTTACGACGAGCTTCTATGGCAGAATCGCTATGATTCAAGATAGCACCTGTGGTCTCGTCTCTGACAAGACCATCGTGCCCTTTAACTTTGATATAACCCATACGCGGAAATTAGAACGCTGCGACTGCTCTGATATCTTGGATCTTAGGAACGTATGCTGGATCTACTCCTTTCATCACAACTTTAATTGCAAATGATGAAAACTCTGGTAGATTTCCAACACTATACTTAAGATCTTGATATGAAGATTGCTTCTCGACAACACTTGAAATTGTGTTCTCTGCACTTGCAATCTCTAGAGAATCTGGTTCTCCTGACTCGTTAAAGTAGATCCATTCAGAATCGTCAAAGTTTTCTTGACTTGAGGATCTCTTGTATTTGTAAAGAACTTCAATATTTGAAATGTTCTTAACATTTGCAAGAAGGTGAACATTGATTGCAGTTGCTGGAGTATTGATGTAAACCTCTTTGGTTACATACTTAGCAACAGAGGAACTATTCTTGGAAGTATCCTCCTCAACAAAATCAACACCATTGGTATAAGTTACTTTCGAAACTTCCATAAAGAACTCTTCACCATCTGGTTGGTTTGGATATGAAATAATATCACCAACGCGGAAGATATCTGGAATCTGATCTGTAATTACGTTTGTTCTAGCAAACAAATTATTGTCAATAATTCTGCCATAATAGTCATCATTAATAGGATTGATATCTGTTCTAAGAGTCAATTCTCTGGTTGTTTTATTCCAGATGATCGACTTACCAGTAATTCTATTCTCATAAACTTGAGAAATGTTAGAAGGAACTGGGTTACGAGCAACAATCGTAATAGATTCTCCTGCAGGAGATTGAGTGATACTATTGATAACGGGTGTAATCATAGATGGATTTGAACCAACCGTAACAGGATTTGCAATAGTTTGAGCAGATAATTCTATTTCTTCGCCATTAACAAATCCTTGCTTAGTTGATAACTTAACCCAGACTGTGCTACCATCTACTTTAGCAATAGAACCAGCAGCTTGAGATGTCTTACCCTTGATGCTTTGTAGATTCTCATAGGTTACTCCAACAGTTGTTGTAGATAGTGAGAATGTGAATACTGGATAGAACTCTAGAATTTGGTCTCTTCTTCCATATCTATTTTCTTGACCAGAAGCATTTTCAATTCTGTTTGTGACAGTCTTAACCGAAGCATTAGATAGGTCAACTACTGGAGATAGATATGAAACAGTCGATGACAAATTCATCTTATAAGTTAAAGATCTCTTGATATTGTTTAGAGTTTCATTGATTTCGGATGCAATAACTTTTTGGTTGTCGAAATAATGTGACTCATTTAAGAATGTCTTTTCATATTCAGTTTGAGAATATGAAGTATAATTCTGTGTGGATGAATCAACTGGAATGACATTTGTAGTTTGAACAAAAGTTTCTAATTTTGTTCCAGTAACTGTTAAGTAATGAACTTGAGGATATAGAGTTTCAAACTTTCTATTGAAAGAAGCATATGCAATAGAACCTCCACCAAAAGCATTTTGAGATGCCTTGGTTAAAGATCTAATATTATACGAATCTAGACCAGAGTTTGTAACCTCAAATAAGTTGGTGTTTAGAACTTCGGATGTAATTCCACCAACATCAGATACATTTCTGAAAAATACATAAGATTTTCCACCATCTTCAAAACCATTGTCTCTGTGATTGACCTTGATTACACTATTGTTGTTCTTAAATAACTTAGATGTGGCAATTGAATCTGAAGTAGCATTTGTCTCAAACGCAGCAGAATCTAGTTTCTCGTATCCAAGGTTTGTATTCTTGAGTAGAAGCTCTGCTGGTCTAGTAATATCAAATTGTGCTCTATAGAGAGTAAACTTAAGATCTTCGAAAATATCTTCAGTCCAATTTTCTGTATTCTGTGACTTATAAACAGAACCCAATGATGGTTGTGATGTAATAACGGTGCTTGTAGAGATATCAGTCTCTCCTAGTCTGGATGCCCACATTTCGTAGTCGATTGAATCGGTCTCTACAACTAGAGCATATTCAGTATCATTTTGTAGATATACTGGGTAATCAAATTCAAATCTAGTTGGAGTGGTAGACTCTGTGAGACCTTCAAAATCGGTTGCAACACCCATTCTAACTGCTGGGGTATCAATCTCTACGAAGGTTTCAACTGTGCATCCTCCAGCGCCATTTCCAACGCCTTTGATAACAACTGAAGGAGATTCGGTATATCCAAAACCAGGAATAGAAATCTCTGCATTATAAATTTGTCCACCAGAAACATTGACTCTAGCAGTAGCGACAGAACCACCAGGAAGTTGTGGGCTTTCGATTGTTAGAACTGCGCTGTCATAATTCTGACCAGGATTGGTAATCCTAATATCAGAAAGTTTTCCACTGTCTTTTGCAATAGTTAATTTAAGATCTGTTCCGCCCGTAGCATTTGCTAATGTTACTGAAGGAATTTCTAGATCTTCGTTTTGCAAGAAAGAACGACCATTATGATTGCTTAGAACAAGTGTATATACTTGCTCGTTTGTCAATGTGTAAATGCCAGTTGATGTTGGAGTTAATTCAACGCCATTCTTATCAAAGATTTTAGAAACAGGACCAGAAGCAGCAGATGTAGTTCCAACAACATACTCTCCTCTGGTAACATAAACATTACCATTTGCGTAGCACTTGAGATATGTGTCTGGAGTCAGAGTTTTTTCTGTTCCAGGAACAATATTCTTTGCAGGTTTGTCATAGTCTACGTTTGTTAGATATACTTTTACAGGAACTTCTGAACTCTTCTTGCTAAAGAATAGATCGGTTCCAGTTACAAAGAGACCTCCATCATAGTTTTCAACCTTAAATGTTTGTGCAAGTGGGTTTGGTCTAATTGGATTATCTGTATTGCTATCGACAAACTGAACACCTTCATTTGACTTGAAGTATGAAGGTCTTGTAGAAACAATACTTGATGGATTTTCAGGAAGAATTCCCGAAGCATAATACTTCATCTCAGCATAAGTATCTACAGTAGCTTTGTCGGCATTAGTAGCACTTGAAGTAAATCTAAATGTTAAAGTTCCAACAGTAAATCTCAATTCTTCTGCGGAATTATCGTAGTCTACAGTTCCTGCGTCACCAGTCCAAGTAGCATTTTCTCTTGGTGGATGACCAGCAGGAAGAAGAATTAAACCACTAGCATTGCCACTTTCGTCGGTAATGATATCACCATTGAAAGCGGATAGTGAATTACCAGCAATTCCAGTAAACCTCAAATCTGGATTTACCCAACGATTAATATTTCTTCCCTCTAAGAATACAGAGACCTTAGTATTTGGTTTAAGTCTACCAATTACAAATTTAATTGGTTGAGTTCTTGCGAAGAATTGAAGTGATGTCGATACTAAGTTTTCTCCAACAGACTTGGATTGAACACCTTTTCCAACTTCATTATTTTGTGGACTAATGTTTGACGAACTGCCAACAGAAGCTGCACTTACAGTTGCCTTTGCTCCAGTAGTATTTGACTCTCCAAGAGAATTGATAGTTGTAAATGATGAAGAACTGCCAACCCAATTAACAATAAATGAATTATGTAGACTTGAGAAACTTTCTCTCGAATCATCCTTTGCTAGGAAAATATTGAAGATGCTGGTATTAGTGTCTACAACTAAAGGATCAATGTTTTGGTCATACCATTGATCAATTTCTGGAGAAATTTTTCCATCACCAACATACTGGAATACAACAAATGGATTTGGATTGATTGTCTTAGATGCAAAGTCATTACCAAGTAACTTGATCTTACTAAATGGTAAAGTGACAATATTACCAGACTTTTGATATCCAGCAACAGATCTTTGATCTTGTCTTGTGTATACTTCAGTTAGATTGAAAGAATCTTCTTTTGATTGTGGACGAAGAACAGACTGCTTGCTATCAATAGAGCACTTATAGTCTGCGGATACCAAGTTACCTACTTTATGGGCTTCAAAGTTATCAACAAAAAATCCACACTTAAATCTATCAAGTCCAATTTCATCCTTGACTTGCATGTTTAGTGCTTGCTGCTCAAGAATGCTGAGAGTCGTGTAATACTCAAGTCGCTCGATACGTTTCTCAAGTTTACCAATATCCTTCATTGTATAACGCTTATGCTCGACAGGCGTAATTCTTACGTCTCTGCTGGTATTAGTATATGCAGGAACATAAGCATAGAATAGAGGAATAGCATCCTTTACAGGATCTGGTTTTGATGGGTTTAGTGAAGAGTTTCCTTCTTTGACAATAAATTCTCCTTTCTTATTCAAGAAAATACCATCGATGCGATCAAGATACTGAACTTGACTGAATGAGAATGTATATTCTAGTGTAGTATCGGGAGCAGGAGTGCTAGCAACTACAGAACCAGCACCAGTGAAGTTACTAGTTGTTACTTCCAATGAAGAAGTATCCTGGAATCCAGGAACAATTGTTTGACTATTTACTTTTGGTCTGAAATCAATGATATTCTTAAGTTCTACATTACCGAGAACAGAAGAGTTGAATGATGGAATTTCATCTTCTGTAACTCCAGCTTCGTGAAGATAACTATCGATTGTGCAGAAGTCTCCTTGGGAGTGTTCAAAATAATCAAATGCGATTACAAGTTGACCAACAGATGGTTCAAATCCTGGTTTAATTACTATTCTAGAAACATCATAAATTGTGTCTCTTTGACCGTTGTCAAATGTATATCTATTAGTAACATCGGTTCCAGAAACCAAATTGCCAGCACTATCAATTTCTGGTGGTTGTGTGCTAGTTCCTTCATACACATATCTTAGTCTATATGCATCGGAATATGAAAGTGTTTCTACAACATCACTATCATAGTCAGTTCCTCTGAGAGGAATTACTCTATCGCCAGCAGAATCAACTACGATTCTCTTATTTTTTACCGAAGTCTTGAGTCTGGGTTTTGCATTTGTTACTTCCAAAGTTGCTGAAAGCTTTAACTCTGGAGCAACATAATTTGACTCTCCTTCAAAATTGGTATTGAAATATGATGTTGGTAAATTGAACTGGATGCTGCCAGAAGTTAAACCACTGGAATTATCAGTAGATGAGGTAATTTGAACATCATCTGCATCAATATAAACAATATCTCCAGTTTCAACTAGATCAGCACTGTTTTTATTCAAAACAGTTACAATATAATTTGCTTCGTTAAATGCTGTAAATCTTTGTGTTCCAAATGGAAGTTGTGCCGCAAAAGTAATTAATCCTCCACCAGTAGATCCAGTAGTTACAAAATCTCTACGGAAGAAATACTTAATCTTACTATCATCAGTTCCAGCAGAAATTTGAGATACCTGCTTGCTGCCAGTTGGGAATAGTAATGTTCCTGAGTTTGAATTGGAAACTTTAGGACGCAAACGAACAACTGTTGTGCTAGTTACATCATCATATAAAGTTTCATCTAGATAGATTCTAGTTTTTGCTGAACCTTGTTGAATAGTTGCATATTGAACAATTGCTCTAATTGTATTATTTGATGCATCAGAGAACTGAACAAGATCACCTTGCTGAAGAACAGAACTTGCATCTGCACTAAAACTAGTAGACTCAAGAAACTTAGATCCTTTTGAACCAAAGAAAGTAAAATCTGTTACAGGAGTAATTTCTGCAAAAGATCTATCATCAATTACAATATCGGATGTAAATTTGTTTGCATTTCCAGAACCATATGAACAACCAAGAGATTTTACATTTTGTGGTGTGTAGGTAATTACAGTATTCTTATGAAGAACTGGAACCACTGCAGCACGATCAGTTGGGGTCGTGCTTCCAGAATCGATAGTTACTACAGGTGGTCTGCTATATTGAGTTGTTACGGATGTTCTATCAATAATTTCTACTTTATAAATTCCTTGTCCCTGGAATCCAATTTCAATTTTAGATTGATCATAAGTAACACCATCAATAACAATAGATGATGTCGATGGATAACCTAAACCATTGTTCTGAACAATAAAGTGTGATAGAGTATTTTCCTGAGCAATTTTTACAAGGTTGCCCTCTTCATCTCTAATCGTTTCCCCTGGAACAAATTTTCCAGAAAGAGTTTTGATAAACAGAGTTCTTCCAGATGAGAACACTCCGCCAGGAGCACCTTCAACAACACCATATGCTCCACTGGTTATACCATAAACGTAAATACCAATTCCATAGGAATTTGCTGGTGGGAGAGACTCTAGTGTTAATTTTGTGAAGAATTGAGGATCAAAATAAGAGAAACCAAACTTAGCATTGTAAGCTTCTGTTCCTTGTGGAAGAATTCCTTTGGAGATTACAATATTGGAATCTGGATTGAATCCATCACCTCTTTGTTGCAAATAGAAATTACTTGGTTTTGCAGTTCCAACTACTGGAGTAATTGTATTACTGTAATCAATAATATTTGCAAAAGTCGTTGATGTCAGATCTTCTTTTTCATCTCCAATTGCATCTGCTTGTGTTAAGAATAATTTTCTCTTTTTGTTTTGAGAACTTTCATCATACTCTTTAAAAACATTATCTAAATCTGATTTCAAACCAGAGACAGTAACCTCAAAAAATCTAGATTCTTCCGCTGTGCCAGGATTTTTTAGTGGTTTGAAAACTTTAGTATATGATAAGACATCTACACTAGATACTACGTTAGTTCCAGCTCTTGTTTTGACATACCAAAGTTTTGCAAATGTGGTTTCTAGTTCTGATGGCGTAATCGATGTAATGGGAATATTAACATCAACAATTTCTAACGTTACTGTTTTAATACCAATGTTAGAATCATAGAACAATCCTCTTCTCTGAATTGTTTGTCTATAATCAGTATCAGATTCAGTTCCGTTTAAACCAACATATCCATCATTGAATAATGAATACAGATATACAGTTGGATATGCTGTTAGTTGAGACCCTTCTTTGTTTAGAGGAACACTTCCAAAAACATTTGAAATAGTATACGTTGGAAGTCCTCTTGTTTTAATAGTTACATTATCACTTCTTAGACTTTCTCTTGCTTTATTAATTTCAAGATACTTAGTTTCTTTGTTGACAATTTCGTAACCCTTGATATATGCCTTACCAGGACCGACACTGGCAACCATTTTCTTAGATGCTTCAGATTCTGTTAATCCATTATAGAATCCAAATTCGTCTACTGCATAGATGCCCATGTTATTGTTTTTCTGGGCATACTCTCTGACATCAATAGCAAAATTATCTACAACATAATCTCCACTTTCATCAAATGTTCTTCTTGCTAAAGTTTGTTCCAGAAGAGTATAATCTGCTGGAGATACCTTTCTTTGAACAACTCCTTTTGATACTGTTAGTAACTGAATGAAGTTTTTGTCTGTAATTGCATTTAATGCAAACTCTCTCAATTCAAGAGAAATCTTTAATCTATGTGCTCCAGGAGCAGTGTAGTTTGAAGAACCAATAGCATTATCATATAGACTAGAATCTTCTTCTGGAGTTACAATCTCTTCAATAATTGTAAATCCAACTTTTGCAGATGGTTTGTTATAATACTCATCGATAACCATCAACTGTTCTTGGTTACGAACAAAGTAACCATTTACAAAATAAATTCCTTCTTCTACTTTTACAGCAGAAGCATAACCCATTGCAGGACTATCAAGTGCAGTTGTTAAACCACTATCTGGGTCAGTTACATTGATGCTAGTTGGTAGAACACTGCCATCAGTTCCAACTACCATCAATGGAGTATTGACGCCATCAATTACTTCTAGTGTCTCACCTTGTCTAAATGTCTCTTCTGAGTTTGAGTTACCACTATTTGTATAGTTTACATACAGAGTATCTGCTGAACTTCCAGTAGCAAGATTCGCTGCTAATACAGTAGCTTTAACACCAGAAGTCAAACCTCTTAGTTGCTGACCAATCAACTGAGTGATATCATACTTCTTATATACAATATCATTTCCATCATTGATTGCTACTTCCGATACAGAAGAAAGTTTTACATAATCTAATTTTGTGTTTAGACCTACCTCACCAGGGATCACAAGTTGACCCTGTTTAAATGCATATCTTCCAAAACTTTCAACCTGATTCTGTAAGATAGATTGAAGTTGTGTTAATTCTCTACCTTGGATCGAGTAACCAGGACGAAAGAGAATTTTATAAAAATTCTTGCTCGCGTCAAAGTCCTCGTAGTAAGGGTTTACATTTAGGTTAGTCTTCTGAGGCATCTTGCTCCGCCAAATACTAGTCACTAGTCCCTAGTATTTAGTAGAGATAAAAAAAATCCCCCGATCTCTCGGGGGACTTGATAATATTTAATTTAGATCAGAATTCGATAACTAGTTTGATATCTTCGATCTGGTCAGGAGCACGAGTGATTAGACGACGGTTTTCGATATAAATTACGTCACCTGAATTATTTTCAATCTCAGGATTTGCTAAACCTGAAGCAAAGGTTGAACCTAGGAGTGTATTTGAGTATCCTGTATCAACGGTTCCGTCAGCAGCAGATGATCCACCACTAATTACGTTAGAACCATTGCTTTCAAATGCTCTTACAACACCTTGATCAGTGTGTGCATCATTTGTTTGGATATACTTAAGAACACCTGCAGTTGTCGAACCACTGTCTAGAGTCCATGAAACTACAGTTCCTTTTGCAGTTCCGCCCGTTACGGTTTGAGTAATTGTCTCATCGGGAATGAAGTCAGCAGTTGCACCTGTGATCTTAACAGCTTTTAGACCAGATAGAGTATCTGAAGTAGAATATGTGGTGGTTCCATAGTTGTATGGATCCTTGATAATACCAATTCTACGGAAATCGTTATCAACTGGGAAGTCACCCGAACCTTCTGCATAGGTTAAGCGGATGTTTGTCATAACGCGCTTACCATTTAGTTCAGTTTCATGATCTGAACCATGTCCACCTTGAGGAGGAAGAATTGCTTCTAGAGCGCCAGTAGCACCTGCTGGAGTTGTAACAGCAGAAGTTAGAGCTTGATCGCTGTAAAGATTGCCATTTCCTAGAAGAATATTAGCATAAGTGTAATCTTGACCACGAGCAGCGATTGATGCAGATGTGATAGAACCAGTTCCATCAGTTGCAAATTCAACTACACCGCCTGTTCCATCACCTTTAATTCCTACATATAGAGTTTGTGATGCGGGTAGATTGTTTCCAGCACCCTCGATGAGAACTGCATCAATGGCACCAGCAACTGCTAGACCAGCAACCGCAACTCTGGAAGGTTGTGCTGGTAGAACAATTGGCATAAAGTCCGAAGAAAGGAACTTTAGAACATCATCAGTTGGGATGGTATACATGTGCTTCCAGATGTAACCAGCACCAGTGGTCTCTGTATAAAGACCAGTAGCAGCATCATAGTTAGCACCAGATGTCAATGGTTCCTCGGTTGCATTCTGACCAGTTGCATTTGATGGATTTTCTCCATTATAGATGCACTTGAATACTTCATATGCAGAGTTCATTACATAGAACTTAGCATCTGCAATGCTTTCTTGACCTGTTGCAGATTGCTTACCGATCTGACCACCACCACCAGGGGTAGCAGAGTAGTCGGGCTTCCACATGTCAAACTTGGGGTTAGCAACTAGATCCCAGTTATAACGGCGAACAACAGTTCTTGCGTAAGCATCGGTAACACGCTTAGCAGCAATGATCTCGTCATATAGACCAATTTTTTCTCTCTGGTTATCTAAAGGGAGAGGTGGAACGTCTTCTGTTCCGTAGCGATAAACACCAGTGGTTGCTGTAGCACCAGTGTCAGTTGAACCACCATCAGCAGTCTCTTTTAGAGCACTGCCAAGAGGAGGTGCAGAGTTAACACCATTGCTGCCAAAAACGTCGGTTAGAAGAAGGGCACTATCATAAACAGCAGCAACAGTGGCACGGAACGCCGTAGATCCATATGTTCCGATATAAACTTCGTTTCCAACAGTGAAGTTGGTTGCCGACTTTGAGTATACTTCTAGGTATGCTCTCCAGGGTTGTGGGCGACCCACGAAGAAATACATTCTGGAACGCTCGGCGCTAGTATCGGTAGCACCTTCAGTAAGCGACTCCAGGAATTGCTTCGCATTAAAAATTCTAAACTTATCAGAGATAATAGCAGCCATTGGTTTTTTCCGACGTAGTGTTTGTGCCTGAGTTATTTATATTTATGCAGTTATTTAGGTAATTGAATATGGTATAACGTTGGTGTCACCTGCAACAATCAAACCACCATTAGTTCCCAATACATCATGCTCCCTAACAACTACACACCCAGTGAATGAAGTTGCGGTCTTTCCTGTATAAGAAACTAGAGCTCCACCAACACCAACTAACGTGGTTGATAAGTAGAGATATCCAGAATCTGGGAACTGATTTGTGCTTGAGACATTAAATGTCGTTGCTGTTCCTCCATAGGATCCTCCATCCAATGCTCCAGTAGATGTTGCAATTGTAGCAGGATTTTGAATTGATGGTGGTAATAGATTGAACTTACTACCAGCAAGTGTGTATTGTGATCTTCTTCTTTCAGTAAAATCTCTAATAGTGAGCGAAGCAAAATATGTCGTGAGTTCCTGAATTGATAATCCAGAAACATTAGAATATCCATCATCAAAGATTCCATCAAGATGTCCAATGACATAACCAGCATTTGTTGTTGTATAGTTTCCAATATAATCAGAACCAGATCCAAATACTAAGTTAGAAACATAAATGATGTCACTATTTCTCTTAACAACTCCATAATCGTCAAGAATATCTACAAATCCATTCAATCTTGTTCCAATTGGATCAGCAATATAAACACTTTCTTCATAACCATCAATAACACCAGATGCTGGTGGAGTTAATACAACTTCAGTTGCTGCTTTTTGAACGGTAAATTCAGCATGAACCGTTTGAATCTGTGCAGTTACTTCTAATTGATCATAAGTGATTGTAGCACTAGGAACACTACTAATAGAGGTTTCTAGTTTATATCTTACAACTGTTTCAGTTCTAGTAATAGATTGAACGTTAATTTGAGGTTGAATCTCGGATTCAATTACTCTAGAAGTCGTAGTGAGAGTTACACTTGGAGATTCTACTTGTTGATAACGAACTCTATCCTGACCTTCAGCGGAAGCCACGCCACTAGTTGCTCCAACCATAGAAACGGTGGAGTCAGATTCAATTACAGAAACACCACCGTATGCAATAGAAACTGGATCTGGAATTTGTCTAATAAATGTTCCTGCTGACCAGAACTGAGGAGTTGTTCCGTTCTGACCTCTTTGAACCATTAAGAAACGATCAGTTAGCTTACGCATGTAGCGAACAACTTCATTTCCAATCAACAGGTAACCGTTAGTCTTAAACTTGGTGGTATCTGGAATATAAACGACTGTATCAGAAGGTCCAAGATCAACATCAAGATATGCACCGACTTCGTAGTAATTGATGTTTGACAGCGCATCATTCTGCAGAAGAACATCTACAGTAGTTGTAATTTGTCTATTGGCAGTTACAACAGAAGTGGAAAGAATATCAGAAACACGTCCAGAAATTTGTGATAGATATTGATTTACTGCTGTAAATGTATCAATGAGAACCGCACCTGTTGGTTGTGGTCTATCAGCACGAATTTCTGTAGTTGAAATATTTACTGATTCACTTGAATCCCTAACTAACTGAATTTCTGCTTCTAAATCAATATCAACACGTTTTGGACTTTCTGCCACAATAGCAGAAGTTGTAAACGCTAGTGGAACGGGTAGATTAATAAGGTCAATGGTTGAACTTACAGCCATTCCCTGCATCTCTACATATGGATTGACTCCAACCCTAATTAGAGAAACACCAATGTCTCTTTCGTTTAGAATCTCATATCTTCTAGCAACAACGACCTTTGGTGCCTTAGTGTATCCAGATCCACCATCAATAAGATCAACACTAATAACTTGACCTTTGCTTACAATTACTTCTGCCCTAGCACCACCACCATTACCATCTTGAGGAATAAACTCTAAAACGGGTGGAGTAAAATATTGATAAGCGGTTGGTTGAGTTAGAGGATCAAAACTTCTTTGATTCCAAGATAATGATGTAATGACTCCATTCTCTACGTTTGCAATAACACTGAGACCTTCGCCACGGGTAACACCAGAATATGTCTCAACTTTTACTGATCCAAAAATATCATCAGAAAGTTGTTCTCCATTTCTACCATCTTTAGATGTAGTCTTTGATGGAAGAACTTTAATACTTCTGAATTTATCTTCTCCTTCAACACGAATTTTATCACCATTTGAGAGACTTACGAAAGGATTCTTGTGAGATGTTCTAAGGATAGTTCCATACCAGTAAGCATCTTCACTGCTTAGGATTTTTCTTCCAACATCATCGGTATTCAGATTAAGAACTGCTGATGTAATATCAGCATCTAACATAATAAATGTTCTGGAATATCTTCCTTCTACTGCAAATGTAATGTCTAAACCAGGGATGATTTCTGCATTCTGAGATCTAACAATGTCAAGTTTCAAAGAAGTTCCAGTTACATATGGATTTGTAACTTTACCAATTACATTATAAGTTCCATCTGGTTTTTGTTGCCAACAATGAATTCCAGAACCAGATAGATTACCCATCCATTGATATGAAAGATAGTTTGTAATATTGGTCTGAGTAGTATCAATAACAAACGTTCCAGTGGAGAAATAAGTGTCTGGAGCAAAATCATAAATGTTAAGAATCTGACCAACATCTCTTCCATAGAGATATCTCATATCGATCTTCATTTCCTTTTTAATAGGAACATTGAAGTAGATGTTTGGACCAGAAATAGTGTAACTATATCCCTCTCTTTGTAGAACTCCATCTAAGAAGACGTAAAGATACTCTTTTTCTTCTACACTTTGAACAGTTTTATCCTCAACATCAAGAATCAAGAAAGGACCACTTCTTACACCATTTACTAAGTTATAATCAATCGTCAATCTCTTATAATTGCCAACTCCAATGCCGATGACTTTTTCAACAGCTGTTGGTTCGCCAATACTCTTCGCACCAAAATCTTGATCCCAGATAGGAGCTACGTCAAATATTAGTTTGTTGGGAATTGTGTTCCTATCAATATAATAAGAATCTTCTCCAGGATAATCTGCATTATATTTTGGTCTCTGAAGAACGGCATTGATAGTTAAGAATAGATCTTCATCTTCTTCGGTAGAAACTTCCGACCCATCTTCCCAATATAGTTCAAATACTTTATTTTCTCCATCGACATAATCAGGAAGATTCTTAGCAACTAATTGAGATGCAAAAATATCTTCTATGTTATCGTAGAGAGAATCGATACTAGAAACTACATCATCACACTCTCCATTATATGGCAACTGTGCATCAGGAATTAGATTGTAATCGATTGTTGGTTTTGTGCTAGTCCAATATCCAGACTTAGTTGCATTGATACCAACAGAATCTACAGCACCAGTTCCTTTAGAAAGAATGTCCTTAACAATTTGAACATAAGAATCAATAGCAGATGCAACTTCAGCACAATATGGGAACTGAGTGTCCGTTGATACACTAGGATCTTGAACTGGGGAGATAGAAGTATATGTTCCAACTCCAAGGTTATTTCTCATTGCGAGAATCATCTTTTCGCCAAGTTTTTCCCATGCATCAATAGCAGCTGCTGTTTCTTCTGCTGATCTATTAATAAAGGTTAATTCTTCTCCATATGGATATCCAGCATTGGTGTAATAAAGTCTAGCAAATTCTACGACCTTCTCGTTTCCACCAAACTTAAGATGATAAACTACAGCATCAACTAGATATCCAAGATCTCTAGCACATTTATCTACACTGGTTGATAAGGAGTAGTTGTTGTAAATATATTGACTGATTTCTTCCTGTAAGTATCCTTTATTTGCTGCGATAAGATTTGCAGCATCATAGAATGTTCCACTATTAATACCGCTAAAGAAGAACGTTGCTGTATCTGAACTAGAGAAAGAAGTTGGAGCAACAAGATTATCTCCTGGTTCAACAATAAAAGTATCTCCAGGAGCGACAACGCCAGTGCTGGTTGGCATAACAAAATTTCCACTGGTAGAACCACTTAATGTAGTATTTCCAACTGGAGCTCCACCGCCACCACCAGAGTTTGCTAGTGCTGCCGATGATAGTGTAACCTGGGTATCACTATCGATGGAAATAATTCTAGTTCCAGATGCGAATGCTCTACCAGAACTTATATGCATACCAACAGCAAGTCTATTGGTATCTGATACCTGAACAGTTCTAGAACCTTGAATATAGGATACTCCAGACTCTACAACGTCCCAATTTCTTACAGAAAGTTTTGCTAGATTAGTTGCATACTTAAAAATACTTAAAGATTCTGTTTTATTATCAGTAATGTAATCATATTTTGTATCTTGATCAAAAATAGAAACATAATCTACGGTTTTGACATTTCCACCAAATCTAATATCATGCTGATATGCATCCAAAACATACTCAATATCTCTTCTATAATCATCCAGTTTAGTTCTCCAATCCAATGATGGATACTTAAACTGTCCATACCCAAGAACTTCATTTAGAATGAATTCTTTATTTCTTTCAATTTGATTGGCAGAGTCTAACCACCTTCCACTTCTCTGGAAGATATTTCTGAGTTTTTTAAAGTATCTCGTGTTATACTGACTATCTTTAAAATTAAAGTATCTTCCATAGAAAGTCACGCCAGCATAGTCAGTCAAATCACTTAAATTATTACCAGTTAACTTCTGATTTGCTCCCAATGGTGGTTGAGCAAAAATAATATTATCGGAAGAGATTGTGTATGCTACTTCTGGTTCTTGAAGAATGCCATCCAGAGTTACAATTAAGTTCTTTGCGTTAGATGGGAAGAATGGAAGTCCATTGTCATCTAAAACTTGGAACGTTGTTGTTCCTTGAAGTCTTCCATTTGAATCATAGTAACCATCAAATGCTCCATTTAGAGTAAAAGTAAATGCACGGGATTCGTTGAAATTGAACTCAGAAGTAGCAGCAGAACCAATTCCTCTTCTAATTCTTTGGTTATCTACCTTTTGAATTGTTTGGGTTATAGTTCTTCTAGTGTTCTCAACAGTGATTTTATTCTTCTCTGGATCCCAAAGTTGAACAATACTAAAGTGTGATGCCTTTGGCATTTCTACTGGCATCTCAACTGGAGCAGTAGCTTCGATATCAACTTGTCCAAACAGTTTAAAACCTGCTGGGTGGGTCGTTGACTTAATTAAATCTCTCCACTGTTCAATTGGAGTTTTTGATTTAATTACATAAGAATAATCTTGATAGAAGAAACTATCGAGAATCTTTTGGTTTGATACACCTAACTTACCTTTATCTGACTTATAATATCCAACATTGTCAAAGAATGCAGAAATATTTTCAGCAAATGTGCTTACATAAACTGATTTGACCGTTCCAGATGCAGTAGAAACTAATCCTACAATATTAATGTCTTCTCTGATAGTTCCTCTAATGTTTTCAAGTTTTAGGAGATTTGAACCAAACCTCCATTCGGAAACAACAGATCTCGATACCTCATTAGCACCAATACGCTGGACTACAGTTTCTCCTTTTTGGAAATTGCCATTGAAATTTTTCAGTGAAACAACATACTTAGAACTAAATTCTGAAGATACTGTTCTGTCTAGATGGAAAGATCCGCCATTTCTAATAATGTTTATGCTCTGTGGTAAACCAATAGTTGAGCTTTCGACATAAACTTCAACGTCACCCTCGATAATTTCAATTGATGGAGCATAAGTATATCCCCTTCCAGGATTATCTACAGTGATTGAGAAAATAGATCCATTTCTAACAACAACTTTAAACGTTGCATCTACTCCATCACCATCAGTAATAACTACTTTAGGATTTGAGTAATTTGATCCTTTATCGTCTAATCTCACACCAACAATACTACTTGTAGATGCATCGTATAATACTTCTGCTTTTGCTTTAAAGTTTTGGTTTGGATCAATGCCAGAAATCACTGGAGACTTTTTATAGTTTAATCCTAGATTAGTAACTTTTATGGTATTGAGTTCACCGACAGCAAATTGACCAGTGGTTGTGTATGAAATGTCGCCAGAACCATCCCAAAGAGGAGGAGAAATAATATCATAGACAAATCTGTTAGGAGTAACGTAGTTAACTGTTTTTTCTCCTTGGAGAGGATCTGTGACAATTTGCAAATACTGTCCATCAGAATCTACAACTCCTTTTTTATCAAAATAATAGAAATTAGTAAAATCTGTTCCGACTTTTGTTTGGTAATCATTGCTAGCTAGTCTTGCTCCAAAACCAAACTTAACATTGGTCTGTGCTCCAGGGTTGCCTGGCAAAATAGTAGAAGATTCCTTCTCTACAGTAATAACGTTATAATTCTTACTAGGACTTAAATCAAAGTAAGTTCCAATTAAAGATGAATGTGATGTATCAAATGTATATTTGTAGTATTCCTGAATACTAATTTTTGGATTTGGAATATAGTTTACGTTATCTTCGGAAAATTCAAATTTGTATTCAATTGGATCAGCAGATTTAATCGAAACCAATCTAGAAGGAACACTATCATCGAAGAATGTGGTGCTTACCTTGACACTAGTTGCATTTTCTTTTGTTGTAGCGTAATCATATACAATTGTTGCTTTTTGAGTTTCTAAGTCATACGAAGAAATATATCCAGACCCAATACCAGATCCAACTTGGAAATTATCACCAAAATTATATCTGGGTTTGTATAGAGATACTTTTTGACCATCATAATGATCTTTGTCTAGTGTTGACTCTCTAGATCTCAAGACAGTCAGGTCATTGCCACTGATAGATGAAATTTCAAGAATCTCTTCTCCGATAAGAATCAGATCCCCTTCAGCAAGACCATTTGTGCTATCTAATGTGAGTTTAGTTGATCCAGCAGCAAATCCAACGTGATCGACATATAGAGTCAATCTTTGAGTGCTAAGAGAAGCAACGGCTCTCAGTAGAGATTCATCATCGACTCCAAGATAATCTGCTTTTCTATATCCAGATCCAGAAGTTTGAATTTGAATAGACGAAACAACACCAGCATCGGATACAACAATTGTAGCAATAGCACCTGTTCCAGTTCCACCAGTTAAGGGAACGTTAGTATAAGTTCCAGGTGTATAAGTAGCACCACCATTTAAAATTTGGAATCTTCCGACCCCAGTATCATCAATATTAGATTCAAATGAAGGAACTTTAAATTGAATATCTTGATAAAGTCTTTTTCTAAGATAGTATGTCTTAGTTTTTAACGAATCATCTGGGAAGATATTAACATTTATTCTATCACCAATACCAAGACCATGATTTGTTGCTGTTTCAATAAGAGCAACACTCTGATTAACTTCAAATGGTTCTAAATTGTCACTGAGAGAAGTCAAAATTACAGGTCTAGTTCCAGAAGTGTCAAATGCGTTATTAGATTGTAAGAAATATTCTGCAGTATTAAAAAGTAACCAATCCCCTTCAGTAACTTTAATTTCAACAATATTCTGTCTAGCAGTGCCGTTTAAAACTATACCTTTAGCAGCTGGTGGGTTTAAACCATCAGTTAAAGAAAGTATTGCCCCTTTAGTATAAGAACTATCTTGATCTAGTAAAATAAAGAAAGTTTTGATATCTGCGGAGAATGTTCCAGTATTATTGAATGTTCCAATAACATTTTTAAGAACGATAGTATTGTCGTTAGTAACGTTACCAACGATAACACCAGATGCTCCAGAAGTTGGTTGCCTTAACGTATCATCAGTAAACAAGTAAGCATTTTGAATTGTAGTAAGTTTTACTACTTTATTCTCATAGCTGTCCAAATATGATACTTCTTTTCCTTTTACTGACTCAACCAATGCCTCAGCATCAGATCCCTCGGTTCCTCTATTATCAAAATACAATTTGGAGTTGACAGAAAAATTATCTGATGATCTGTCAATACCAATGCCGTCTACAGTTCCAGACTTTACTTCTGCAATTTCAGCAACAACTCCATCGCCATTTCTTGGCATACCAGGAATAAAAAATCTCTTAGATTTCTTAGGAACATCATTTTGGTTGATGTTAGAAGCATAATTACTTTCTACTGGTAGAGAATAGAAATTCTCACCTAAGAAATATGGGTATTGTGGTATTTGATTACTATCAATAGTAAGGAAATATGCATAAACACCATCTGGATAATCTGGTGTAACACAAAATCTTCCATTATTCTCGTCTAGAGAACCAGATTTGTGGGTGTAAGAATAATCGTTAGTAAATGATCCTAGTGGATACTTTGTAATAGATGGACCATTGGGTCTAGATCCCTTGCGAGAATAACTAGAAGTCATTCTGACAATAGGAGACTGTGGATCTAATGGAGTCTCGTGAGCAAATGGACCATAGATTGGGTTTCCATCATAAGCAAAACCAATGATTGGGGAGTGGACTTTGGTTGTTGGTTCGGATCCAGTGCTGCTAATATTGTCATTTAGAGCTACTCTTAATGCTTTTGGGTTGCCAACATGGCCATAACCATACTCTAAAACTTGATTATAGTTCTTAAAAACATAACCATACTCGGTGTCAAATTGAGAACTTAACTTATTGAATCTGTTAAAATTCCACTCTTTCAAATATGGAATTGCAGTAGCGCCATTTCCAACTGGAATAATATCAACTCTTACAGTTTCCTGAGTATAGAAGCTTCCCTCATCATTTTTAATGAATTCTGTAATCTTACCATCTGTATCAACTACAGCGGTATAATTAGCAAATCTTCCTTTTCCATTTCTATCTGTAATTCTTACAGTCGGTGGGGATGAATAATATTCTCCAGGATTATCAATAACCAAAGATGTAATTTTATCTCCAGTAACAACAGCGCGAACAGATGCACCACGACCAGATGTTACCTCAACTACTGGAGTTCTTGGGAAGATGTCGTTTGTATCGACAATATACCTTTCTACTACAGAACCAGAAAGAACTGCCCTAGCTTTGTTTGGAACGCCATCAACCAACACAAATGGTGGTTTTGTATATCCAGTTCCTTGAGTATTAACTACAATTTCTTCTAAAGATCCATATCTGATGCTTTCATCATCTTTGTAACTATAGATTCTAGATCCATTGAGAAGAATACCAACATCCGATTTTGGTGTCTTATACTTCTCAGTCGTTCTAATCGCTTCTTTTCTAATAATGCGTAGAATTTTTTGATCCTTTAATGTCTGAGTTACATCAGAACCATCTAAAATTTTATGAGATGGGAATCCAGAAGTAGTAATATAGTAGTATTGCTCATCACTGAAGATGGCAGAAACATCTGTTGAAATATCTCCTAATGAAGATTGTAAAGAAGGTTTCGATGGAATGTTAACTGGAAGATTGTTATTAAGAATCCATCTAGTGTTATTGCTTCCAGTTCTTACAATCTTTGGATCAGAAGTTTCAAATCCAGGATTTGAAATTTGAATCTTATCTCCAGTATATGCATATGGACGAGAAGATGATGTAGTAAAATTATATACTACTCCAAATGTTAGAAGAGTTACATTAGAACCAGAGATGGTAACTGGTTTATAAACAGAACTTCCAACATTATGGGTATAGGTGACATCACCTCTTTTCTTAATTACAAATTGAGTTACATTTTTTTCTTCAAATTCAATTGTTTCTTGACCAATTAGAATTTTGCCAGTCTTTCCCCATCCAGTTGTAGAAAAAACATTAACTCTCTTACCAACACCATCGGTTGCTGATAAAGTTTTTTCTAGTCTAGTTTTAGTAGAAACAGCAAATTCTCCATTGACCGTTTCTGGTGCTAATACGATATTCCAGATTGATTCGCCATCGACAGTTCCATCTGGATATACATTGTCAACAACAGCTGATGCATATGCATACTCATCAGTTTCCTGCTGAACAATAATGTTTCCAATCAGGTCATTTGGGTCGCCAGATACAATTTTTGCTTTAAGAGCAAATACGTTGATCCAATCCGCATTGGAAGCTTTGTATGTGTAGTCTCTGGGGTTGTATGTTTCTGGGATATCTCTGCTATCCTTAGAAACAATTGAGTTAAAAATAAATCTGATAGAAGCAGACGTTCCTTTAGTCTTGTAGAACTGCCTGATATTTTTGATAAGAGTTCTTCTATCTACACCACTCTTTAGATATTTTTCTGGAAATGATGATAGATATTGAGATTCAAAGCTCTTGATCAGAGCATACAAAAATAAATTACTAACATTGTATACAGCAGACCCTGAGACGTGCGCTGCTGCCTCTGTAGTAACGAATGTGCTCTGTTCGTATAGATCTCCTAGGGTGGTGTTGCCACTAACGCCTCTAGAGCATTCTGAGAGGGTATTGCCAGATCTAGTGGCATAAAAGATAATCTCATTATTAATTCTTATATAACCGTTATTCTCTGGAAAAGAACTTCCGTCTTCCAGAGTAATAGTAGAGTCGGATGATGAAATAGTAGTCTGAAGAATGCTATTCTCGTTTAGAAGATTCTTCTCATAATAATTAATGTCTGCATATGTTAGCAGATTATTTGCTAAATCTAGTGGCTGACCAGAACTTTCCTGAGCTTCATAATATTTCTCTAAAAACTTAGAGAAAAGTGGATATTCATCTACAACAAAACTAGGAAGTTGTGACTCAATAAGAGCAGAGATCTTTTTGGTCTTGATAGCCATTTAATTACTCTTTGTATGCAATGAAGGTTGAATTTGCTACATCAACATCAAGATACACCTCACGAGATGCCTTGATATCATTAGAAAGCGGTTTTACTCTAACTGAGATACGATTATTAAAGAAAGATCCTTTGATAATCGTTAAATTATACATTCTCAATTCACCTTTGTCATAGTCAATGTCACCAACTTCCTTGTCGAGGACAACTTTTTCGCCAGTTATAGAGTCTAGTCTATATAGGACAATTTTGCCATCCCTGTCTTCGAGATATACATCAAAATTGGGATACTCAGTGACTCTAAACCCAGTTGTAGCAAGGACAGGATCGTCACAATCCTTATCAAATGCATTCTGGAAACAGATCTCATAATAGAACGTGGAATTCAACTGAGGATAGAAATCTTTCCTC